CATAGGTGCCGCCGGCCTTTTTGCTGGCTTTTTTCCCATTGCTCACCTTGACTGCCTGAAAGTCGTTCATCCAGATCAGCTTCGGCGTGGCGCGGGTGCGGCCGTAGACGAGCGGAACGGCGACGCCGTAAATCGAGGTCTGCACGCGTACGCCGGCGGCGACACTGGAAGCCTGCGAGTTCCTTACGCCACCCTTCATCATAAGAGGCAGTCCTTGGTCGTTGGCTGTTGGTCGTTGGCCAAAGACCAAAGACCAACAGCCAACGGCGCCCTCATTTCTTTGCCCACGGGTCGAAAAACTTTATTTCATGCCCTCTGAAGACCGGGTTGTAGTGCGCGTTGCTTTCCATCACGCACGGCGGGAAACAGTGGATCACCTGGGGCCAGGCCAGCACGATCGCGCCATGCGAGTAGACCCAGCGGCTCTTGACGCAGATGATGTCAGCAGGAAGAGGCAGTCGTTGGCTGTTGGTCGTTGGTCTTTGGCCGGAAAGCGCCGCTTCGCTCTGGCCAACGGCCAACGGCCAAGGACCAATGACGTACTCGCTCGCGTACCTGCTCAGGTAATTCAGATACAGCTCTTCTTTCGAGTGCAGAAACCACTGCTCGGGAATATAAGGAATGCCCTCGGCGGTGAAGACGCCGGCGGCGGCGAAGACCTCGCCGATGAAGGTCTCGCAGTCGGCGCCTCCGCCCCGGATCCGCGCGCCGTGGTGAAAGGGCGTGCGCAGCCACTTTCGGGCTTCCGCCGCCACTGCTTCGCGTTGCGCTTTTTCGTTCATCAGGCCGTGGGGGTCCGCATTGCCGTGAGCTTCTGCACGGCGTCCGAATGCCCTTTCTGGGCATTGGCGTGAGCCTGCTGCAATTGCGTCACGGTGTTCTGCCCGGCGGCGAGCGTCGCGGCGGCTTTTTCCACTTCCGCCTCAGCCTGGAAGCACGCTTCCAGTTGGGCGCGAGCTTGGGTTTGGTTTACTGGCATCGTTTTCTCCTTAAGCGGAAGCCTCCGGCGCCGGCACATAGGGAAATCCCATATAGCCGGCCTGAGTGCGAACGTAGTAGCTGATCAGCACTTCCTTAGTTTCGTCCGGCGTGCCGAAGGTGTAGGTGGCGGTTACGCCGTCGCTGTTAAGCGCGACGGAATACTGCGCGAGCCCGGGCGACTCGCCGACCAGGGTCAGCGGCGTTCCGCTCGTGTAGGTCACGCCGGCCTCGCTCACCCAGGGCGAGACATTGACGGTAACCGTGGGCAACTGGCCAACTGGAAGGTCTCCCGGAATCGTGTGCGGCTCATTGCTGATCAACTGGGTCGAGCTGCGCGCGAACGGAATGTAAGCCGTGAAACTCTCGCCGATCTGCGGCAGCCAGGGCAGCGGATCGTACAGGTAAAAGCCTCCGCTGCCGCTGAAAAACCAGACGCTGCGCCGAATCTTGCCCAGCGATGTCCCGGAGTTGAACTGGATATAACCGAAGTCGAAGGTATCGGCCGCGAACCCCTGGCCGTTCGTCGGCGCCGTGCAGGTGCCGATGATCTCGTTCACACTCGGCGCCGCGCTCACCCGGAAGGTTGGCGCCGTGGTCATGCCCGCGGGTGGTTGGCCCACCCCGTACTGGCTCATCACATTGGTGGGCTCGATCGTATTGGTCGGGACCTGGAGATCGAAGAGTTCGGTAAGCGCATTCACCTTCAGCTTCACTCCGGCGCGTGTCATGGTGGTCTCGGCGACGCGGCCGGAGAACATCGTCATTGCGCCATAGGTATTGCAGTCGCCCAATGTGGGCATCACCGTCCGGTAGATAGTCAGCCGGCCGTTGTCCCACAGGCCGCGCTGGAAGGACTGCAGCATCGTCACCGGCTGCTGGCCGGCCGGAGAGTAGAACCCATCGGAGGAGCGCAGATGCCAGTCCAGGTCGAGCGAGCTCACATCGAGGCCGACTTTGCTGTCGATCGTGCCGCGCGAAATGCGGCCCGGAAGGAAGGTGCCGACCTGGCTCCAGGTGAGCGGCCGGTCGAAATTGGTGAGCAGAACATTCTGTGACCACACCTCGCCCTGAACATAGGTCTGAAGCTGGAACAAATCGGCGCACAACAACTGCCGGTTGGCTTTTAAGTAGGCCACCAGGGCGCTTGTCGAGTTCGATCCGTTGCCAGCTATGCAGGTGCGCATCTGATTCAGATTTGGTGATTTTGTAATTTGGTAATTTGGTAATTGAGAGGCAGCGTGCGCGGCTGCAAGCATCCCCGGTTTTCAATTACCAAATTACGAAATTACCCAATTACCAAATTCCCTCATTCTCTTGCCGTCACCATTGTCACTTCCTGCGCCTCGTACATGGCCTGCCAGAGCATGGCGAACTCCTGCTGATCGTTGCCGAGCTGCGGGTCCTGGCTCATTCCTTTGCCCACGCTGAAGATCACGCGGTAGTAGAAGCCGAAGTCGGCGGTGATCGGCGCGCTCGGCGTGCTGGCGAACTGCACCACGTTGCCGGAGTAGGCGATGCCGCTCGCATTCAGCGCGCCCGCGGCCGTCTGCGCTGGCGTATACAGCGTGTAGCCGGAAGTCATTGCCGTGCCGCCTTGCTTGATCACCGGCGTGCCGTTCAGCTCGTAGATCGCCTCCGCGTATTGGCTCATGCCCAGCGTGCGCACCAGCGGCGCGCAGTTGTTCCCGTCCACCGTGAGCGGCTGATCTTCCACCGCGGAGTCCAGAGGGTTTTGCGTCAGGCTGCCGAGGTTCAGGAGAAAGGAGTCGTAAGCGCCCTGGCGTGCCAGGAAGAAGCCGAGTAACTGGTTCAGCTCATCGTGGACCGGATCGTCGCGCAGGAATTCGAAAGAGCATTCGAACATCCACAGCGGATCGATCACCATCGGCACGCGTACCGTGTAGCCATTGGCCGCAGTCTCCAGCAGCGTGCGGAACGTGGGCGTGCGCTTCACCTTCCAGTCCAGTCCCGGCAGCGATGGAAAGACAGCATTCCCCATAAGCAACACCTACCACAGAGACACCGAGACACAGAGAAGGCATGAGGGTAGGGGTTGCCCCGGTATCCTCTGTGTCTCTGTGTCTCTGTGGTGGATTTTCATATTCGGTACCCCAAATCCCGCGCCGTGCGCCTGATCCGCGCGCTGGTCTGCAGCGCCACCATGCGGCCCACGGCGTCCGGGTCGGTGGCGCCGTGGATGGCAATTGTCATGGGCGCGCTCACCCCGCCGCTGCCTCCCGCGCCCATCATGCGCTCGAACACCGTGTTCACGCTGGGCGGCAAGACACGCTCCCCGGCATGGACCAGCGCCACCCCCGTGCGCGGCGCCACGCCGCCGTATTCGAAAGTGTCAAAGGCCAGCGTGCCGGCATAAGCGGCGGCGGCCGCGATCGCCCCGGCGATGGGACCGCCCCAACTGGCAGCCCACGCGTAAGAATCGGCCGCGGCGACGCTGGCGTCCTGCAGAACCTGCTGGCCGGCCATCGTCTTGTGCAGCGCCATGGCGATCACCCATTGCTCGGCGATCTTCAGGATGTTGTTGATCGCGGCGAGCGCAATACCATCCCACATCTTCGTCATGGCCTGGCCAAAGGTTTGCGTACCTTGCAGCCAGCCGTTCAGCGCGGTATTGAAGCTGCGCGTGATCGCCTGGAAGCTGCGTTCGTACTGCTGCTGTTGGGCAGTCAGGATGGCCTGCTCGTCTTTCATCAGCATTTGCGCCGCTTTGGCAATCAACTCGTCCTGCCTCGCGCGGTCCTGCGCCAGCTTCTCCGCGGACTTTTCGCTGGCGGCGTCGAGCTCGAGCTTCTCCGCCAGGAATCGCATCTCCTCCGCGATTTCGGCCTGGTGCAGATCGCGGAGCTGCGTCAGCTCATCGACTTTGGAGATCTCGGCGCGTGCGCCCCGGCCTTGGATTTCTGCCGCCTGGGTCTCGAAGCCCGTGGTCGCAACTCGCCGCTGGCCTTCGAGTCCGGCCGCCTGCACTTTCAGGTATTCTTCGAGTTTCCCGGTCGCATCCTGTATCGCCCTGCCGCCTCGCGCACCCATCTCCTCCAGGCGCTTGGTCAGGTTGGCCGTTTCCGTCTCCAGGGCAACGGTCCGCTTTTGCAGCTCAGCGACCAGACGTTCTTGATCGCCGAAGGCGGAACCTGCCGCCGTGCCGGCTTCGGCCGTCGCGCTGGCCCAGTCCTCCACCGCATCCGCCGCCCGGCGCATGCCCGACTCGAGCCGGCTGATGTCGGCAGTGATCTCTACGCGTATTGGACCGGTATCTCGCATTTTTTGATTTCGTAATTTGGTAATTTGGTAATTGAGGGACCGTGAAGGGGCTGCTCCGCAATTACCAAATTACGAAATTACCCAATTACCAAATTGGCTCATGCTCTCGGCATTTTCCCCTTCACCCCCTCGGCCCACTCGACCAGTTCGTTTATGTGCTGCGGCGGCCGCTCGGCCGGTCCCAGCATCCCGGTGAGCGAGGTGACCTCCTCCGTCGCCAGCTCGCGGCCGGGTTTCGTCGGCGGCGGTTTGTAACCGGTAAAACCGCGCAGCAACATGTGTTCGGGTGGCCACTCATTCCAGTACTCCAGCAGTTCCCACGCGTCCGGCAACGACATTCCATCGATCGCCGAAGGCAGCTGCCGCAAGCCGGTGCACAGCGTGCCGCGCAGGTAGTTCCAATTAATCGTTTCCCGTTTCGGAGCCTGCCCTGAGTCCGCTGCCGCGGATGAAGGGTTTCCCGTTTCCCGTGGGTAACCTGGGTGCCCCACCCTCGCGCGGTCCCCCGCGCGTGGGTGGGTTAGCTTTCCCCCACTTGCTTCAGGCCGTTAATTTCCAGACACACAAGCATCAGCGCTTGGCCATCGGGGTACGGGAGATCCTTCACGCGTTCGGCGGTCCACACTTCTTCATTCCCACCCACGGCAACACCAGCCGAGAGCTTGTCCCGAGAGGAACGAGGGAGTGGGGCGCCCAGGTCCGAAGATTCTCCGTTATTCAGGCACGCGGCCACCATCTCGCAATTGGCCTCAAACGCATCCTTGCCCGCCGAAAAAATCTCCCGCGCCTGCCCGAATTTCAGCGGCGCCACTGTATAAGTGCGGTTGTCGATTTTCACTTCGCGCGTCATAAATCCGTTTGGAGAGCCACGCTCTGGCGATTCTCCGCGACCTGCTTTCCTCACCAAAATAAGAAGTCGTTGGCTGTTGGCCCTTGGCTGTTGGCCAAAGACCAACGACCAAAGACCAACGACTGCCTAGCTAAGGTCCGCATACAGCTTCCCCAGGTTGTTGCTGGCATCGCAGGCGGCGTCGAAATTGAAGTCCACGATCCAGAAGTCTTCCTGCTTCGTCGGGACCGACATTTCGCTGGCCTGGCAACTGAACAGCTCCAGCCCGAAAAACTTGCTGCGGAAATTGTTGTAAAGGAACGCGCGGAACTCCGGCGCATAGCCCATGAACTGGTTCACCAGCGTCAGGCTGGCGCCGCGGGAGCTGGACGTATAGCTGTAGCTGATCAGCATTGCCGCGCCCGCATCCGCCGCCGCGAAAGTGTACGCTCCGGCGCTCGCCGAATACTGGCCCTGCGCCGGGCCGCTGGCTACCTTCGCGAGCTGGCCGCTGCCATTGGCGTACTGCACGCCGTAGTCGGTGGCGAAAGTGCTCTGGTTCGCCACCGTGATGACCAGGCTCGCCGGCCCCAGGCACTGCCATACCAGGCCGCCGGTGCCGTCCACGGTGTACTGGCCGGCCGTGGTTTTCCACGCCGGCGCCGAGCTCCCCGAGGTTCCGGCCGCCACGCAGAGCTGAAGGTTGCTATTGCTATCCTGGACGGTGTTGCCCACGGAACAGGCGTGCGTGCTGGCCCAGGCGGAAGCGCCAGGCTGGCCCACCGTCCACGCCTCGCCGTCCGCGATCAGAGTGATGCCCGCGGCGCTCGACTGCGCAAAGTAAAGCTGGTTGAGCATATTCGGATCGATCACCGCCAGCTTACTTTTGACGGTCACATCGATCTTCCCGCGCGCCTTGGTGACGGCGAACTGCTGCTGTCCGTACAGCTTCTTCAGGTCGCCCTTGAAGTCCACTGTCGCTTCCTGCAACACGCCGAAGCGGTAAGGAGTGGGATTAGCGGCCAGGTTGCCGGCGTTAGGAAGTGCATAAAGCACTCCGCTGCCAAATTGAACGTTCATAACAACTCCTTTGTCGTTGGTCGTTGGTCGTCGGTCGTTGGCCAAAGACCAAAGGCCAAAGACCAACGACTTCTATCCAGTGGCCAGAATCTTCACCGGAATCACCGCCGCTCCTTGCGCTTGCAGATAGGCTGGCGACTTCACCACTTCCCCTTCGATCCAGCAGTGCGAAACCGTACCCCCCAGCGTCTGCACGCCGGTGTTCGGGTCTGGCGCCAGCGCCGCCTCGACCGCCGCAATCAAATTGTTCAGCGTGGTGGATGGCGAAGGGTCGTACACCCCCGGAGTTTCAGGCTCCGACTCCAGGTAGTAATAGATCCCCACGTCCACGCCTAACGTCCACTTCGTAGGCAATCCGCGCGGCCGCGGCTCGGCGCGATCGCTGGTCTCTTCCATCACCAGCGCCGGCTGCATATCGGGCGTAAGCTGGTCCGGCGTCAGCGGCTTCCGGCTCACCGTCAGAAACGTAGCCGGCGCCAGCGTCTGGAGCTGGGCAAGCAACGCCGCGTATATGGCTTCACGATTGATCATTTCTTACGCCCTTGGTCTTTGGTCTTTGGTCTTTGGTCGTTGGTCTTTAGCCAAAGGCCAACAGCCAACGGCCAACGACTGCCTGGGTGCCCCACCCTCCGCCCTGCTGTTGGGCGGTGGGTGGGAAAAGCCTGGGTGCCCCACCCTCCGCCCTGCTGTTGGGCGGTGGGTGGGAAAAGCCTGGGTGCCCCACTCAAGCCCGGTGTTGGCTTGGGTGGGGATGTCATCTAAGCGCCCTCGCCTGGGTGCCCCACTCAAGCCCGGTGTTGGCTTGGGTGGGGATGTCATCTAAGCGCCCTCGCCTGGGTGCCCCACTCAAGCCCGGTGTTGGCTTCGGTGGGAATGTCATCTAAGCGCCCTCGCCTGGGCGCCCCACTCAAGCCCGGTGTTGGCTTCGGTGGGAATGTCATCTAAGCGCCCTCGCCTGGGCGCCCCACTCAAGCCCGGTGTTGGCTTGGGTGGGAATGTCATCTAAGCGCCCTCGCCTGGGTGCCCCACTCAAGCCCGGTGTTGGCTTCGGTGGGAATGTCATCTAAGCGCCCTCGCCTGGGTGCCCCACTCAAGCCCGGTGTTGGCTTCGGTGGGAATGTCATCTAAGCGCCCTCGCACGGGTGCCCCACTCAAGCCCGGTGTTGGCTTGGGTGGGAATGTCATCTAAGCGCCCTCGCCTGGGTGCCCCACTCAAGCCCGGTGTTGGCTTGGGTGGGGATGTCATCTAAGCGCCCTCGCTACCGATGCCTTCAGCTCGTCCAGAATCATTTCCCGCTGCTCGTTCACCGCAGTGCGCACAAACGGCCGCAGCGGTAGATCGAAAGCGCGGCGACGCTTGCTGAATACCGCATCGCGGACCCCGCCCTTTCTCGCGCCCCTGGCGGCATGGAAGAACCTCGGCTTGCCACCGCGCGCCAGCGCGATCATCGCGCGCTGCACACCCGCCTGCAGTTCCTGGCGCAAGCGCTCGCACCGCGCGTCAAGCTGCGCCGCCACCTCATCCGCGTTGTGAACAATCGAAATCATCAACGTCGTTGGTCGCTGGTCTTTGGTCTTTGGCCAGAGCCTGCCCTGAGCTGAAGCGAAGGGACCAAGAGCCAACGGCTGCCTCTACATAATCGGCACCCGCCGTTTGTACCGCTCGATCACCCTGGCGGTGTTCTCCGGCATGTCCTCTTTATCGAAGGTCACACTTTCGCCGGTGGCCAAGTGCTTGGAGGTCATCCCGGAGTTCTGCCGGATCCGGTACCGGCGCTCGCACCAGTCCAGAACCGCCAGCTCGATATCATCGGGAAATGCCGGATCGCCCAGGGTCAAGCCGCTCTGCGGGCCGAACCCAGCTGAGTAATTAATAAGGACGTTGCCGTAGCCTGGGATAAAGACGTGGTGCACCAGCTTCAGCGTCGTGCTGTCGAAAACGAAGCCCGGCTGCACGCCGTCCGGACTTTGCCGGACCACGAAGTTGCTGATGGTGAGGCTGGTCACGCTCTGAATGGGCGTGTTCAGCAGAACCATCTTGCGCCCGCCCTGGCCATCGCGCTGTTCGGTGTAGGTCTGGGTGAACAGGTTCACCCGGTTCGCGGCGTTGTGAAAATCCGTAGAGCACTGATCGATCAACGCCTGCAACTCCACGTCGGCGTTGGTGTTCGTCGGCGGAATCTTCAGCCGGGTTTTCAGGTCAGCCAGTAGGCAAAGATCGTAAGACATGGTCGTTGGTCGTTGGTCGTCGGTCGTCGGTCGTTGGCCAAAGACCAAAGGCCAACGACCAACGACCTGTTTCTGTTATGCGTTTCCGATGTTGTCGATCAACCCCATGGCAAAGGGCACGTAGACCTGGAGCACGCCGTACATGTTCACCGAGGTGAAGCGCGTCTCCGTGGTCTGCGGCCACAAGCGCTGCCAGTAATCGCGCAGCATGTGCATGCGGTAGCACCCGGGGATATTGGCCAGCGGGTAGGGGATCTTGTCGCAATCGAAGAAGATCTTGCCCGGAGGCATGTTCGGGTGAACGTTGATCGGCAGCGGCTCCGCCCCGTAGGGAGCGAATTTGTTGTTGTAGACGGGCACCAGGGTACCGCCCGGCATGGTGGCGATGCCCTTGCTGTCGCCGTTGATGTTGATGTGGTACATCGGACCGCTGCTGCCGGAGAGCACCAGTTGGGTGATCGTCTTCGCCCCCGTGGTGTTCACCCACATGCCGGTGGGCGTCACTTTGTAGGTGTCGTAGAACCATTTCAGCGCGGTGTCGATCTGGACCACGTTGCCGTAGTTATCCGCCGTGAGGCTGCCGCCATCGAGCGACAGGTAGTAGCCGGTGGCGGTGGTGGACCCGCTGGGCGAGAGGATCTGGGTGTTGATCGCCTGGCTGACCAGGCCATCGAAGACCACGCCGTTGGCGCTGTAATTGTTGCCCGTGCCGAGGGCCGCGCCCCCGTTGTAGCCCGCGCCGTTGTCCACCTGCGTGCCGCCGGTGGTGTTGGAGGTCTGGGTCCAGGTGTTGGTGTTGGTGATAGCCGCCAGGGTGCAACCGCCGGCGGCGCTGGAGGTGCCCACAAACCAGGCATAGCCGAAGGCGGCCGGAACCGCCGTCACGAACCAGGTGATGGCGTTGTTGGTGCTGGTTGTGGTAACCGCCGCCGAAGCCGCGCTCACCTTGCTGACGCCGCCATTCACCGTCTGCTGCTCGTTGGCCGGAGAGCTCTTGGTGAAGGTGGTGGTCAGGCCGTTAGCGAGCGAGGCGCGTTTCCAGCCATCGTAGGTGAGGGCAACCACTTTGCAGTAGTTGGACGAGCTGGCGGCCATGCTGCCGCCCGTGGTAGGCGTCCCCGTGGGCGCGGCAGGTTGCGGCAGGCCGGTGGCGTTGCCCACCAGCATCCACTCTTCCTCGCAAATGAACATCGAGCGCAGCAGGTTATCCGCGATGATGGCCAGGGCGTTGTCGAAGCCCTGGGCCTGCATGATCGCTTCCTCGGTGATGGAGTTTTCCAGCGAGAAGCGCACAAAGCTGGCCAGGCGATCGTCCGTCGTCTGGTCGATCAGCGCGCCGCGAATTCCTTCCGTGGTGCCCGGGAAAGTACGGCTGGGGTTGATCGCGGTGATGATCTTCCAGTGGATCGCGTTGCCGCCGTTCGCGTCGGTGAAGCGCGGCACCTTGTTGCGGATGGGCGTGATCACCGGATACAGCGTCTTGGCATAGGGTTCGAGGTTGTAGTTGACGATAGCCGTCGCGCTGCTGATGCCGAAGGTATCGTAGGATTTCTCCAGAACCGGGTCGCTCTGGAGCTTTCTCAGCAGCTCCATGGTCTGCTGCGTCAGGTTCCCTAACATGTGTCGCTCCTTCCAGTTCTCAGTTCTCTGTTCTCAGTTCCCAGTTCTCAGAGCCGGTTCTCAGCTGAGAACTGAGAACCGGGAACTGAGAACTAAACAGGTTGTGCCAGACACGCCTTCAAAACATCCTTGTCCCCAGTCGGGCCAGGTTTGCCTTTGGTCCCGCCCAGCGGGATCGCCGCGCCTCCGGCCGCATCTTCGTCTTTGCTTACCGCGACGGTGTTCTTAGCCGCTTTAGCCGGCCGCGGTTCGGCCAACAGCTTCGCCAGCTTTTCGTTTACTTCCTTCAGCGTGCTTTCAGCCTTCTGGAGTTCGGCCTTCAGCGCGTCGCGCTCGCCGCTCACTTTGACGAGTTCGGCCTTGGCAGCCTTCTCGTCCCGCCCAGCGGGACCGTCGCCGTCTTTGCCGTCCCCATCCCCAAACAATTTCCCGAAGCATTTCTCCATTTCGGTGTGATGGGCCAGCCAGGCTTCATGGTGCTGCATCTGCACCTGGTGGTGGCCCTCGTGGGACTTCTGCATCTGGCGCAGCGTCTCCAGAGTTTCCTTGGAGTGCTTCGCGCCGGCCTTGGTGAGATCGGCAGGATCCACAGCGTCCTCCTTCTTAGTTGAGCCGGGCCGGTCGGGGCCCCCGGCAAGCGCGGTTTTCGCTTGCTGGGGTGACCAGTCGGCCGGCAGTAAATCGGTATGCCCCAGTTCCTTCGCGCGGCGGATGATGTGCCGCTTCACCGCCTCCGGATCTTTCGCCCGGCCGTAGGCCTGAATCGCATTCTTCAAGTCTTCGACATTGGCGATGGGGTAGGAACCATCAGCCATGGCATGGCCTTCCTCCGCCAGCCGCTCACGCTCCTTGTCGGAGACTTCCCGTTTTTCAAGGGTTTCTCTGTGTCTCTGTGTCTCTGTGGTAGGTGTTAAGAATTTCCGCATCTCGATCGACCCATCCGCCTTCACATACTCGAAGTGCGCATCCGGATTGCACGGGTTATCGACCAGCGAAATCTCCGTTGGCCGCGCCGTGTAGCGCTTGAATGCGCCTTCCGGCTTGAGTTCGCCGATATATTCGCCGCCATGGGAAAAGCCGGTGTAGACGCCCTCCTGGCACTTCCTCCAGGCTTCGTCGTCGACGATCCGCGCGCGCACCGCAATGGTCTTGGCCGCATCGTCGCAGACCAGCTCCGCCACCTTGCCCACCGCCGAATGGGTATGCATCTCCCGCACGTTGCCCTTGGACTTGCCTTCCGTCGCCTTCTCGAACTCCGCCGACCAGGCTTGGTAATGTGGAACGGTGGAGGCGTAATCGCAGATCTCGCCGTCCTTGTCCGGCGTCTCGGAGGTGACGACGCCATAAACCTCCCGCCTCGCCACGTCGACCTTCATGATGGGAACGAATTTCAGAAATGCCATCGCGCACCTCGTGCCGTCCCGCTTTGCGGGACCGAATCCCTTGGGTTGGGCCTACCAGGGTTCCGTCCGCGGCTCTGGACTCCGCGGCTGCTTTTGCGTCGCGCCTTCGGCGCTCACCCCTTCGCTGTTGGCGTCGTCTTCGCTGCTGGAATCTGGAAACAAGAAATTGTTCTCGGCCTCCAACGCTTCCTGTCTGAGTCGGTGGCGGCTTTTCGGTCCTCTTGGGGCAATCAGCACTGGCGACAACGCGCATTGACATCTGGGGTGTACCGGCGGGCCGCTGTGACCGCTTGGAAACCGTTCGCCTATTTCCACCGGGCGGGACGCGCCGTTGGCTGCGCACGTCACGCAAGGGCGCCCATCACAGACCCATTTGTAGCCTGGGACTAAACCGGATTGGGTCCAGGCGGCGAGCGTGCCTTGGGTGTGCGACCCTATCAGCTCCGTTTCCGCAATGAGTCCCGCGCGCTCAGGAGAAAACAGCCAATATTGCTCGACCACATCCTTGAACTGCTGGGGAGTGAGCTCTTCTGCCAGCGACTTCTTTACCAGCACCGCGACTGTGTTGCGCGTGGTGTCAGCGACCTGAGCGATAACCTCGGCAGCGCGCTGGTTGGCAAACTCTGCCGCCCGCGGCTGCACCTTCTTCCAAAGGTCGTCTTTGTTTATGTCAAGTGGCTCGTCCTCGCTGATTTCCGGTGAATCGTCCTTGCTGATGGGGAGGGAGTCGAGAGCCTGTCGCGCCGCCTGCTCGAATCCGGTTCTCAGGTGGAGAGAAATTTCTGGCGCAAGCGCCGCCCAAGCACCATCGTCCCAGCTCAACTGCTCTGCATCCGCGGGGGGATACGCCTCCACCAGCTTCGACGCCTGCTCTGCAAAGAACGCCGTCAGCAGTTCCCGGATCCGGCGTTCGGCGATACGCTGCTCCCCAGTAGCTACTGCCTCGTAAGATCCCGGCGCCGCGTCACCATCCTTGCCGACCGTTTCCCGATCGAAGGGTGCCCCACCCAACGCGCTTTTCGTTGGGTGGGGATTTTTCTCCGAGGCCCAACGCGCTGTCGCGGCGGTTTCTGGGTGCCCCACCTTCGCGCGGTCCCCCGCGCTAAGGTGGGGGTTTTCTCCGGCTTGCGTCCCGCTTTGCGGGATTGTGGCTTGTTGCTGGCCTGCCTGTGTCAGCGCCACCGGACCCTGTGCGCTATAAACAAGCGCCACATTCCCGCCCTCCACCGGCTCCAGCCCCAGCACGTCTCGTCCTTCATTTACCGTCATGACGCCCAGGGAAATGTAGGTCTTGAGGATCTCCGCCTGCGCGCCGGTGTCTTCTTCCTTTTCATCCCGCCAGGCGAACTCCAGATCCGGCGCTTGGCAGTATTTCCGCAGGATCATGTTGAACAGGCCGGTCAAGTACATCATCAGCGGCAGCATGCCTTCTTCGGCGGCCTGCGCTTTCGCTGTCTGCGCCGTGGCGCGGTTCATCATCTTCACCAGCGCCTGCGGGCTGATGTCGAAGGCAAAGCAGATCAGGCGCACGATCAGCTCGTCCAGGATGGCGTCGCCGCCAATCGCGTCCGCCTTCAGCATCTGGATGGCGTTCCCCGAGCTGCGGCCGGGGCCGAGGATCATCTTGCGGCGGTTCTTCAGATTGCCGGCCAGGTAGCCATCGAACGCATCCTGTGCCTCTTTGATCTGGCTGGGCGTCCAGGTTTCCGGCACGGAAATATAGGCTTCCGGGACGCTGCCTTCGGTAAAGAAATTCAGCAGCCACATCTCCCGGCGCAGCGCCAGGTTGACCAGCACCTGGATCTGTTCCACCGGCGAGAAGCCGTAGATCTTGTGGGTGCGCCGGTTGCGCGGATAGTAAATCAGTTCGTCCGCGGTGAACTCCACCGTGGGCGCTCCCTTCACAATCTGCTGGTACGCCACCTCGGGCGGTTTGGGAATGCGCCCGTCATAGGCAATCTTGGGCGCGATGGTGGCGCCGTCGATCAGATCCAGCCGCACCAGCTCGCCGCCGCGCGTCAAAATGGGCTCGATCGCGGGCGCGTCGATCACCAGCAGGTCTTCCAGCAGCGCGCGCAGCCACAGGTCCCAGGGCTGCTCGCCATCCGGACAATTGAATAGCGCCGTGAGCTTCTCGATCCGTGGATCCTTTGGGTGCCCCACTCTCGCCCGGTTTTGGCCAGCGTGGGAAGGCGCGGCCGGCCGGATCACCCAGGGAACCTTGGCCATGTGGTCTTTAAAGGTCTCGATCACCAGCCGCAGCAGGTCGTAGTTGTCGGCCAGCTCGCGCAATTGCCAGTGCAGCGAGATCTTCGGCTGGATCTGGATGTTGACGCCGACTTCATAGTCGAAGCGCCGCGGCGGCGTGCCGGGCGGCGCCACCTGGGGCAAAGGCCGCAACGGCGGAAACCACTGCTCCAGCTTCTCGCGCACCAGCCCCGCGACGCGAGCAATCATTCCGGGTTGGATATCAGTGTCCATTTAACCTTTAACACCCAGCGCAGAGACGCAGAGACACAGAGAAAATTAGGGATTTGAGATTGAGGATTCGGGATTTCTGGAGCCGTCGTACGTTCCGATACGGCTGGCTGTAGCCGCTTCTAAATTCCCCAATCCGAAATCCCCAATCCCCAATGCTTTTCTCTGTGTCTCTGTGTCTCTGTGGTAGGTTTTTGCCTCTTGCTTCCAGAAATCAACAATCCCGCCTGCGGCATGTTCTGCCGCGGCGCAGGCCAGCGCCAGGGCCCAGAATTCGTCGGCGTGGCCTTGCTCGGTGCGTTCCGCGTCGAAGCGGAAATGCCCGGTCGGCGACGTGAAGCGTTTCACCGCGTTGCAGGCGAAACGGATATGATTCGCCGCCGGGATGCGCACCGTGCGGTCTTCGAAGCGCCGCTTGGTCGCCGTGGCCATCGCCTCTTTGTTCGCGATGTTGAATTCCACGGCCTCAACCTTGGCGCCGTACTTGCGCACCAGGTCCTCGCCGATCTGCGCGCCGATGCCGGTCGCGTCACCGCAGGCCCGGTGAACGCCCGGCCACGGGGTCCCCGGATCGCCCGCTTTTGGCGATCTGGGGCAGATGAGCGAATCGATCAACTCGAACTGCTCGCGGAACGGAGTGCGCACCAGCACGATTACGGTGCGGGTCCACAGCACGTCTCCCAGCCGCTCCAGCAGCCATACGACGGTGCGGTCTTTTTTGCGGCCGATATCCCAGCCGAGATAGAGTTCACCGAGAGGAATGAAGCCGAGCGGCAATTCCAGAGAAGCGCCGTCGCTTTCCGCCGCGATGATGAGCTCCATCGGGATGTAGTTCTCAGCGTCGGCCAGGAAGACGCAGCCGTACTCCTGCAGCCAGGTGTCTTCGTCGCCGGCGGCCGCGTGCATGGCCTCGATGTCGATCGGGCAGCCTTGCTTCACCGCTTCCTGGATCGTCAAGTGATGAACCGACCAGACGCCGTGCGTCCACTGCGCGCGCTCCACCATGCCGTCTGCCGGCACCCCGCATTCGCGCGCCACATCCCAGTACTTGCCCCGCTGGCCGTTGGGCGTGGAGATCACTTCCACCTGGTAGCCGCGCGAAGCGATCGCCATGGCCGCGCGCCAGATCTTGTAGGGATCGCGATGGAAAGCGAACTCGTCGAGCACCACATCGCCCGAGTAGCCGCGCATGGTGTCGGGATTCGCCGGCAGCGCCACGATGCGGGCGCCGTTGTGGCGGAAGGTCACCTGCTCGGCCTTGTCGTCGGTGCCGGGGAATTCGATCTGCTCATAATCGAAGATCTGCCGGACGGCGCGCGAGTGGAGCTGGACGTACTCGATCGCTTCCTTCGATTGCCGCTGCGAAGCGCTCACCCAGACCGTGGTGGCCTTCGTCTTCACCCGCTTGCGAACGTGGCGGAAAGAAGTTCCGAAGCTGAGCCCGGTCTGCCGGCCTTTCACGAAGAACTTGAAGCGCGATTCGTCGGTGATCCAGGCTTTCTGGTAAGGATAGAGATTGACGCGCGCGGCCGTAGCGCCGGCGTCCGTAGCGCGGCTCTCCAGACCGGGGTCCCCAGCAAGCCGGCCTTTGGCTTGTTGGGGTGGGAGAGCCGCGGGCTGCAGAGCTGCAGACTCTTCGCGTTCCCCAGGCGCAGTTGTCGCGCCTGCGGGACCCGCCGGTCCCGCCCTCTGCGGGACCCGCGCTGCGTTTTTACGCTCCGAGGCCATAGATCTCGTCCAACTTCTGCTGCAACTGCTCGGGTGTGACTTCCTTCTTCGCTACCGCTTCCTTCAAGCCCTTCACGTTGCCGCGCATCAAGTCCAGCTTGCGCGCCAGCAACTGGATCTTCTGTTTCTCCTGCCTCACTTCCTCACGCTTCAGATCGTTGCGATCGAATTTCGCCAGTAGGTGGCCCAGGTCGGTAAGCGCGGCCGTGATCTTGTCGGAATCTTTCCCCGCCTCCAGGACTGCGAAAACAAATTCCCCTAGCGCATGCTTCACGCTGGCCGTCAGATTCTGAAAACCGCTGGCGGCGCACCTGTCCGCTATGGCGTGCGCCGCGGCGAAGCGCTCCTGTTGCTCGCGTAAGACCTGCTCCACCCGCAGGTCGTACCAGCGCCGCAGATTGCTAAGTGGAATCCGATAGGTCGTTGCGCCTTCCCTGACCGCACCCGAAAGGGCCTGCCCTGAGCCCTGCGAAGGGGAACCGTCCTTCCCATTAACCGCGTTATCCCTTTTTGAATTGTCCTTCCGCCTGAAGCAAGTGGAAGGGGTACGCACTTGGATTGAAGAGACGGCAAACAGGCGCCGTACCCCTTCGGGAACCTTTTCCCACTCCTTCCAGGTTGACGATTCCCGCGCGATTTCTCGCCACGTCTTTCCGCCAACCCGCTCTGCTCGGATGCGGTCCTGCATCTCTACCGGCAAGCGATCGACCAGCATAGGCCGCAGCGACTTTCTTTTTTCTCCGGTTCTAAGTCTGCGTCTCATGTTTCCGAAGCTCTAAAGGAACGTTTCCCGTTGCCGGTTTCCCGTTTCCCCCCCGTAGCGCACCCGCTTCCAACGCGGCCCGCCGGAAACTGTCCCGCAGAGCGGGAGGAAACTGGAAACTCACTTCTGGCCGGCGACCGACGACCGACAGCCGACGGCTATCTGATATCCACTGCGGGGTCCCGAACCAGGCCGGAAAAAACATCCCGTCCCTTGGCCGTGATCTCAATTTCGAACAGAAAGACGCGGCCGGCGGCGAAGTCCCGCCGCTGCTGGTAGCGCACGTATTCGCGATCGCGCAGCACTTGCAGCGCCGTCAGCACCTCGTCGCCGGTAAAGTCGTAGCCTTCGCGCTGCAGGACCGCCCGCAGCACGGTGCTGTTGGTGTGCGGCCCTTGCGTGTTGTGGTTTACATAGAGGAGCCGCAGCAGGATGCCGCTGAGCTGCGCTTCTTTATTCATGTTGGGCTGCACCTTCAATCACCCCCTTGCCTGGCCGGTCCCGCCAATCCCGCCGAGCGGGACAGTTGCTCATTCCGGATCTGCCCCACCTGCTGATGGACTTGCCGCAGCAGAAAGCTGATGTCGTTGAGTTGCAGTTCGCGCTCGCGGCTGGCTTGGTCGTCGCGGCGGGCGATCTGCTGCACGGCGTCGGCCAGCGACTGTTGCGCGGCCGCCGTCTTGGCGGCGTGCTCCAGCATCCGCGAGCCCCAGGAATTCATCATCACCATGCCGCCCAGGCACAGCAGAAACAGCGGCCCAAACTGCATGAAGTGTGCCAGCAACGCTTCCGCCGAACCCGCGCTCTTCACCAGCAGCGTGGCCGCTGCCCCCAGGCCGAAGCTCCCTGCCGCTTTCACCGCCACCCTCCAGGAGCGTCCGTTAATGCCCGGTCTTGATTCGGCTTGAATTGACTGCATGGTTTAGTTCTCAGTTCTCAGTTGCGAAAAGTAACAAGTTGCAAGTAACAGGTACCAAGTAGGAAAGCCCTTTCGACTTGCGACTTGTTACCTGTTACTTGTTACTGGCTTCTGCGGCTAGAGTTTCTTCACCTCCGACGTAACGTCGGCTTCGGCAGTCTTCGCCGCGTTCTTCAGCTCGCTCTTCTCGGCGGCGATGTCGGCCTCGACCTTTTTCTTGCCGAGCACCGCAACGGCCACCAGGATGAGCACCCCCGCGATCACCAGAAATGCAATCAGTTCCTTCATTAGCCTTTACCTCCTTCGTCCTGGGTGCCCCGCCCAAGCCTTCTTTTGGCTTGGGTGGGTGAGTCCGACTACAAAACTCTTTCCCTGGGTGCCCCACCCTCGCCTGGGTTTGGCGTGGGTGGGATAGGCTCCCTTCCCTTCGCTTCGCTCAGGGTCCGGATGACAACGTTTGTGTCGGTATACGCGCCGGCCGTCTTGTTGACCGTGTAGAACACGGTCATGAATCCGATCTGGGCCAGCAACGTGGCCCCATCCGGCAGCAGCGGGACCGGCGCCAGACCGGCCGGCGCCGACCGCAGCGCCAGCAGTGCGTGATTCCACCGCCAGGCTTCCACGACATAGCTGCTGTCCCAGCCCAGAACGAAGATCAGGATGAGCAGCGTGAATACCCGTCCCGCCGAGACGCAGCCGCGTCCCGTCTGCGAGGACTCCGAAAGCGCGCTGGTTAAGAATTCGCCGAACTTCATAAACCCCGTCCTCCGTTTCCCGTCTCCCGTTTCCCGAGGGTGCCCCACCCTAGCCGGGTGTTGGCTAGGGTGGGTTATTTCTTCGCCAGACCCACCAGCAAGGCGCCCGACCCCGCGCCGATCGCGTACCATTTGGCGTTCGACTTGAATCGTTTCCAGAAGCCGCCGCCCTTCAAAGCCTGCTCTGCCGCGGTAGCGCGTTTGGCCAGCAGTTGCTTCTGGTTCTCCGTGTCCGTGAGATCGGACTTGCACGCCGCCAGATCGGAAGCGCATTTCTGGCCAGCGGCAAGCTGCTGCGTGATCGCGGAGATCTCCGGAGCGGTCAAGGCTGCGCTGGGTGCGTTAGGCAAGTTCTCAGTTCTCGGTTCTCGGTTCTCGGTGGCCGGCGGTGGGGTAGTCGGGACCGCTGCGGGTTTTCCTGGCTGAGAACTGGGAACTGAGAACTGAGAACCGGCTGGGAGCCCCGACCACTGCCGAATCAAAGCCAGTTGCTGGCTCACGCTCTTTGCCGCGGCCAGTTGGGCATCGATCGCCGCGCCGCGATCGGCAGCCTGTTTGTCGTTCGCGGCGATCTGCTGCTGCAGCGCTGCCACCTGGCCCGTCACCTCTTTCTTGATTGCCGCGTAGGCCGCCCCCGCCCGGCTTGAGGACAGGTAGGCGTGCAGCGTCATCCCGCCAACGATGGCGGCCATCAGGGCCGTAGCGATAATGAAAGCGTGTTTGGTATTCATTTCAGCCCTCAGCATTCAGCCAGCCTGGGTGCCCCACCCTCGCGGTCCGCCGCGCGTGGGTGGGAAGAGTTCTACCTGTGCAGCGCCAGACTGCCGGCCGTAAGGATCAGCCACGTCACTGCAAAGGAGAGAGCCAGACCCGCGAACATCGCCTTCCCGAACTCCGGATCGCGCAAGAGCTCAATCGCCCAACGCTCGCTCTGCGGCTCGGCGTCTCTGCGCTGGGTGTTCATGCTTTTTCTCCCGGCTTGTCGCTTGCGGCTTGTTGCTTGTCGCTTATTTCCTGCCTGCTGTTGAAACGACTCAGGTCGTATCGCCGCATCAGCGCCGTCAGCACCTTGGCGTATTCAGGATTGGTGGAGTATCCGCATAGCTGGAGCTGTTCGGCGAATGCGATGGGATCGTGAGCAACTGCCATGGCCGGCCGGTAACGCGCCAGCGAACCCAGCAGCCGCCCGTGCGCCTCGAAGGATTCCTCGACCGAGTTGTATTTCCGGAATCGCGCCAGCACGATCTGTTTTTCCGGCTTGTTGCTTGTTGCTTGCGGCTTGTTGCTGAATTCCGCCGTGCGGAATTCCTCGTACTCCTCACCCTGCCGCGCTTTCACCCCGAAGAAGTTGCAACACTGGACGGCCAGCTTCGAGCCGCCCCAGTTGCCCGCCCCATCGCTCGATTCCAAAATCGCCTGCGCCAAAGTCACCGACGCCGGCACGCCCCACTTCTGCTGTGCCGCCAGCGCCGCCGGCGCCTGCTGTTCGATCCACGCTTGCTGCTGTTCTCGCGTCACGAAGGGCAGATTAGCTGCACCGCTGGCCCGCGCGTGCACGGTTTGGACGGTTTGGTCGGATTTATTTTTGGCAGCGAAAAGCAAGAAAACAGAAGTCAGAAAACAGAAGACAGGAGTCAGAAGGCAGGGCCGGTTACAGTTTGGACGGTTTGGACGGATGAGATAGAAGCCACAAGCAACAAGCGACAAGCCACAAGCTAAAGACGGAAGACAGAAGTCAGAAGACAGCGACGGAAGACAAAAGTCATAAGTCCGTCCAGGTTTGGCTGATTGCTGAGTGCTGAGTGCTACACGCAACCCCTGTCATTCTGAGTCCCGCGCCCAACCCAATCTGGACAGTGGCAATTCCGCCGAGGCGCGGGGCGAAGAACCTATGTATTGCGGCTCTATCTGCCGTTGCCATTCGTGCGTGAGAAACCAATTACAGATGCGCCCGGTGAACCGGCGGAACGCATGTATTGGAGGCCGGGACCAGAAGCCCGTTCCCATTTGGCTGATTGCTGATTGCTGACTGCTGAGCGCTGAGTGCTACACGCAACCCCTGTCATTCTGAGTCCCGCGCCCAACCCAATCTGGACAGTGGCAATTCCGCCGAGGCGCGGGGCGAAGAACCTATGTATTGCGGCTCTATCTGCCGTTGCCATTCGTGCGTGAGAAACCAATTACAGATGCGCCCGGTGAACCGGCGGAACGCATGTATTGGAGGCCGGGACCAGAAGCCCGTTCCCATTTGGCTGATTGCTGATTGCTGACTGCTGAGCGCTGAGTGCTACACGCAACCCCTGTCATTCTGAGTCCCGCGCCCAACCCAATCTGGACAGTGGCAATTCCGCCGAGGCGCGGGGCGAAGAACCTATGTATTGCGGCTCTATCTGCCGTTGCCCTTCGTGCGTAAGAAACCAACTACAGATGCGCCCGGCGAACCGGCAGAACGCATGTATTGGAGGCCGGGACCAGAAGCCCGTCCACATTTGGCTGATTGCTGAGCGCTGAGTGCTACACGCAACCCCTGTCATTCTGAGCCCCGCGCCCAACCCAATCTGGCCAGTGGCAATTCCGCCGAGGCGCGGGGCGAAGAACCTATGTATTGCGGCTCTATCTGCCGTTGCCATTCGTGCGTAAGAAACCAATTACAGATGCGCCCGGCGAACCGGCGGAACGCATGTATTGGAGGCCGGGACCAGAAGCCCGTCCACA